ACATCAATATAGAATATTCTTCTTTCTGGTGCTCTTGATAATCTGTATATAACAAGACTATCTTCAATCATTCTAAGTTGATTGACTGCTTTGATTGCTTTATGTAAGTAAGATAAAGTTGATCCCTTGTTTCTATCAACTAAACCAGAAGTACAGTAAGCAACTGAATCCCTAGTCATTTTAATTCCTTTATTTCCTCCTGTCATTGCAGATGGAAGTTGGGAGGGATAAGTTGACTTAGGACTATAAACAAAATACTCTTCAATCTCAGGAAATTCATATTCCATAGGATTGTCATTATTGATGTTAGCCATCCTAACATCTTTATCTTGCTTCTTCTGCTGTCTCACATAGCGAATTTTCATCGCATCAATATATCTTAATTCTACTATTCCTTCTTCTGGTTTTTTTAAATCGATTACTTTATGATAATGTATTCTACCATCTATATACCAATTTCTATAAATCTCATGTGCTTTCTTATCAAAGTCTAAAAGATCTTTAACTGCTTTAAATTCTTCTCTAATTTTTTTCTTAATACCATCACTTGCATTGAGATTAGATAACTCAATTTCTACTGGTGAATCGTTTGTATCAGATACAATTGCTTCATTTACAATATCTTCAATAGCACTATCACACTCAGGGTGAAGTGCCATTTCCCTATATCTTTTTATTAATTCAAACTCAGTTCTATATACTCCTTCAATATCTACATACGATCCAAAAAAACCACTAGTTAAATAGTGGTCTGATCCATCCGCATTATTCTGAGGGATGGGAGATACCACACCAGGTGGTATCTTTTCCGTATCCTCTATAGAAAATCCAAATAACCTTGCCATTATTAAAAGTTAACCTTATATGTTTATTTATTAGGCTCCAGCACCTGCTCTTTCAGGATACCAGTATTGAACTTGGAAGTCAACTGTAAACTCTTCTATTGTATCAGTTGTATCATATGATAGATCAATTGCTGCAATTGTAGTTGGGAAAATATCCACAAACTTATATTGAGCAAGAATGTTGCTATCAGTAGCAGGACTATTAGATCCCTGTCTACTAGATGCATTTCTACCAAGTTGATAGACTGTAGCATTACCCATGTAAGATGAAGGATCAGTTAAACCTGATGAATCACCATACTGAGCAATGTTCTGCGCCCATGCTTGGAATGCTCTATAATGACCAAAATCTTGATCATTGATTACTGTAACAGACCAAGGATCAAAAGTTCTATCACCAGCAACTTTCATTACACGTCCTCTAAAAGGAACTTCAATGTTTGCTACATTAGATGCAGGTAATTGTGCTGCTTTACATAAAAATCTAAATCTATCTCCATCAAACTCTCCACCACCATCACCTTGAATACCAAGGTCTACACCATCTGGGAAGTTGACTTGCACCTCAAACAGATTGGGGCGAGTACCGCCTCCAATCAGTTTGGATTTAAATTGAGAAATCGTTCTCTGTGGGATTACTGCCATTTTTTAAAATCTCCTTTTGTTATTTAGATTTAATAAGTTAAACTCGACCTGCTACTTCTTCAAAGCTAACACCAGTTCTGGTGGCAACAAATGTAAGAGTAACATAGTTGATTGACTTGGCAGGCTTCAAGAAGATGTCTGCTCTGAATTCATTATTATCAATAATATCAGGAGTGTTATTTGTTTCATCACAAATGACTAGGAATCCATAGAGTCCTCTCTTTGCTTCAACATCTCTTAGATATGGTTCAACAATATTAACAAAGTTTGCTCTTGTGACCTGATCATTAAGTTCAAAGAGTTGTGCTTCTGCTGCTTTCTGTAATGCTTGCTCAATTGTTAGGAATAATCTTCTAACATTGATTCTATCAAAGGCAGATGCATAACCTAAACCAGTCTTATCTCCAAAGAGCATAATACCAGTTCCAGGTTGATTAACTATAGAGTTAATTCTTAGTGGATAAAGTTGATCTCTTTGTGCTTTATCTGGGTTGTATGCAAGTTTAATTGCATTATTCAAGATTCCTCTCTGCTGTCCAGCAGGTGAGAACCAAGGATAAGCATTAACACTTGTCCTTACCATCAATCCAGCAACGTCTCCATTAGTTGGTATCCAACGGAACTTGTTGTTAAATCTATCATATGTGTACTTGTATCCAGTATCAAATACAGCATAAGATGATGATGCTAATGAACTATAGAATTTAATTACATTATCAGTCTGTGTATCTGTATTTGTTATATCTACAACGTCTGCTCTATGAGGACTGATGACTGCCATACAATCCTTTCTGTCTCCAGCAATAGAAATCAAACGACCTGCTTTTGCTTGAGATTGTGCCTTATCACTAAGACCAGGACCACCAATTAGATAATCAACTGCTACCTCATCCTTATTCTTGAATAAGTTATAAGATGTAATTAGATTTCCAAGAGTTGCTTGATATCCACCAGTAGCAGAGTAATCAGCACCAGCAGTTAATGTGTAGGTGTTATTTCCAATCACATTGAAAGTAATACCCTGAGCATTTCTATTCCAACCACCAGAAGCAGTAGTTATTGGAGTAAATCCAGAACTAAAGTCTGATGCAGCATTAAATCCATCAGAACCATCTGAAGGATCATCTCCAGCATAAACATAATCAGAGTAAAGTGCTAAGTAATCCTTATAGTAAATCTTCTGAGGAGCATTTTCTGAGGAAACTGCATCAGTTGCCTTAGATAGATTTAAACTCTTCTCAAGAATATTACCTTGAATGCCAGTTACATCTCCAAGATCATCTACAACTACCACATGCAAACCATCATTCTTAGATGATCTATCTGCTGCCCAGTTACTTGTATCTGGTCTAGGTGAAATTGACTTCCAATAAACAGTTGAGTTAGTTAAACCCAATGTTTGTTCATCATACCAATCTTTAGCATAATTGCCTCCAACTAGAGATATTGTAGCAATTCCTACTCCAGATGAGTTAATGAAACTAACATCATTACCATCTAATATTGACCTTGCTTGATCTCCTTGAGCATAAGTAACATCTGTTGAGACTCCAAGTGTAGTAACCCTATTTGTTATCTTAATATCTACAGTTGTTGCACCAAGACCAGTAACAATACCCTTAAGATATCCAGTGAAGTTTGAAGTATCACCAGAACCAGCAACTACTTGGTTGGTAAGTGAAACAGTTACACCCTGTCCAACAGCAACACTAGTGGTTGTTCCTATTCCTAGTGTTTGGTCTGCAGCATTATCAATTACACAAACCTTAAGGTTGTTTGCCCAAGTACCAGGAGTCTTAGCAGCATAACCAAATGTCTGACCTACGCCAGCATAGTTTGCCACATAGTCATCATAGTTCTTAATCTTAAGATCAGTAACTACAGTCTCATGAGATCTATTGCCATTAGCATTAACTAGATCGTCATCATCAGTTCTTACTACCTTAAGCACTCCTCCATATGAAAGGAAAGATGCTGCACTCATCCAATATTCGTACTGTGCATCAGTACTAATTGGCTTACCAAAAGTATTGATTAATTGTGTTTCTGTAGTGATGTCAGTAGCTTCATCAATAGGTCCAATTTCAAAAGGACCAGCGATTGCCCCAATGTTATCTAATACATTTTCTGCTCTCCCTACAGTTAAATCAACCTCCCTTGTCAGTACTCCAGGAGATAATTGAGGAGTCGCCATGTTGTCTGTCTCCGAGTCTCAGTTTATCTGAAAATATTTATTGTTTTCGATGTTTTCATTGGGGAAACAATGCATGAACATTACCAATCAGGATAATTCCAATCTGTAGATTTATTCTTTCTATTTCTAACTATTCTTCTTACAGTGCATACTTTACATTCATAAGAGTAAGAGGATGCTAATGTTCCTCTATCTTTACGAATTAAATAAAACCCATCTATTAAATTTTTAGTCTCACCACATACTCTACATTTCCTATCAGAAAGTAATAAATGCCCTAATCTTATTTGACTATCTAATTCCACTACCTATATTCCCACATAAAGGATCTATCTCCATATTCATCAGTATTCCATGAACCAGGAGTTCCTGCCAATCTATCTAATTCTAAAGAACCATTATCCAGTGTATTCCAAGTATCACCTTCTGCATCTACAAAAGTATCCTCTTCTAAACCATCCATAATAAAACCAAAAGGTGACATATCTTGCTCTATTTGATTCTTCTGTTCATCATATAATCTCTTTCTAACATCTTGATCAGTAAGTTCCTTAAAGTAATCCTGTGCTACTAACCATGCATATATCACAAGACACATAGCAAGGTCATCATTACACCCTTCCTCTGCTTCAAATGAATTATGTTTTTGAATAAATGTAGTCAGTTCACTTAATATATCATAATCCTTAAAGATAAGTTTATCTTCTTCTATAAGAGTTTTTAAGTTAAGAGCACCTACCTTCTTTACTGTCTTGGACATCTTGACTCCTAATTGAGTCTTTTTACCAGAGAATCCTTGACCTACAATTTGACCTGCTCTACCCCTCATAGAACACATCAATAGATTTTCATACTCCAAATCAAAGTTAAGAATAGCAGCAACTTGGTCTCCTACATCATTTACCTCACATAAAATAAAAGCATCATTATAACTCTTTGCTACTTCCCATATAACATTAGGGAATATCATAGGTTTAATTTCATTATTTCTAAACTTAGCAACTACCTTATGAGGGAACTCTGTAATATCAATTACAACAAAAGCAGAATAATCTCCTCCCACTCCTCTTGCTACATCAACAGTAAGTACATAATCATGATCTTCTTGACATGCTTCATATACATCCAATCCAGCACTTCTAGTTTGTGGTTCATCATAAACTAATGCTCTTAGTTTGCTAGGAGAAATAAGAGTATCAACAGATCCTAAAAACTCACACTCAAACTCAACCTTGAACTGTGCTTCTGAGGTGTTAGCAATGGTAGATGCTTTCCACTTTTCATCCCTACCAGGAACTTCACTCCAATGAACATCAGTAGGAACATATTCATTCTTACCTCTTTCAGCATCATGCCACAACCTATAGAAGTGGTTCATACCATGAGGGGTAGAGACTATAATAACTTTAGTGCTCTTACCTGAGGTAATAGTAGGATAAACTGAACTGAAGAATGAGTCAGCAATATGGTTAGGAACAAACGCAAATTCATCCAAGAATAGGATGTTGAATGACATACCCCTAACAGCAGATGCTGATGTAGAAGCAGCAAGAATCTTAGAACCATTCTCTAGTTCTAAACTTCCTCTGTTCCAAGATATGATACCCTGTTGCATCCACTTAGGTAAATTCTCATATGCAGTCTGCAATCTACCTAGCAGTTCTCTAGCAGTTGCTGCTTTGTTTGCTAGGATACCTACATTAACACTGTCATTAAATACCACATAATGTAAAAGATAAGATACGCAAGTAGTGGATTTACCAGTCTGTCTAGGCATCTTACAGATGTTAAATCTAGACTCATGGAAATTTTTAATTAATTTCTCTTGAAAATGATAAGGTTTAAAAGGTGTCAGACCTTCATCCAAACTAACAATCTTAACGTATTTCTTAGCAAAATAGATAGGATCATTTCTACAAGCATAAAACTCAAGTATTTGTTCTTGAGTAAATTCTTGTTGTACATTCGCTTTTTTTAGGTTGGGATTACCTAGATAAATGTTGTCTGACATAATAACCTCCTACATCATTTCATACTTTCCAAACTTTTTGTCATGCTCCCTAGTCTTTATAGTCATATCTATAATCTTTTCTAGTTGCTCAACTTTCTTTTTCAATTCCTTATTCTCTACCTCCGATTTGGAGGAGGGGTTCTCCTTGGTCATAATTGGAAACTTGGTAATTCCAGAGTGTTGCTCCAGGATACACTTTTACCACTTGATCCTGAACTTCTCTGCGTGATGGTTTTTTGATTGAAGGGAAAAACATTTTTATGCAGTAATTTTTGCCTCTCCAAGACAAATAACAGTCAATGACATTTCCTACTCTTGCTCTTAACCTTGTAGCTTCTCGAAAGGAAATCATTATGATAATACATCATTTACTTTAATATTTAGGTTTCTTTATACTTGCAAAGCTGTAAATATAACCTTAAAGGTAGTAGAACTACTAGATGCTGGATATCCCAATAATCTTAAAGCACCACTATTAATGTCTGTAGAGAAGGTTGCTATACCTGTTGGTTGATTAATAGTACCAAATTCATTCATATATGTATTAGTCCCATCATGGATAACATTAATGGTAGTCATATTATAATTTGAACCCTGAACTGCTTGTACCTGATAACTAACAGACCTATAAGTAGATGCACTAATAGACATCACAGTTGCCTGTCCTGTAGCAGAAGTAGTTAATATACCTGACTG